AGTCCTCGCTACAGATAGCTGAGAACTCTGTAAACCTATCTGGATGGTATATCCATGATTTACTATCTAACCCTTTTTTCAGAAATTCCCCAAGTGGAAATTTGAAAATGAAATGAAAGAGAAAATCAATTTTCAACTCTAACTATTTCTAAAATCACTATATCATTATCTTTTAAATTCCTTTCTTTTATTTCTATTATCATTATATCACAATTTGGGAAAATAGCAAGTAAAAACTTTCTAAAATAAATTAAAAATATTTTTAAAAATCGCTTGACAATATTTCTAAAAGTGATATAATGGTTACAATAAGAAATAAAGGAGTAAGAAAAAATGAAGATGAAAGCCTTATACGTGAATCACAATGATGAAACTTTTGCAGAACTTTCACATGGGCAAGCGCTGGACGTTATTTTTAATGCAGATAACGCTGAAATGTATGGCGATCATGTAAACCAGATCGTAGACTTAGGAAATGAGATTAAACTTGAGTTGTATAGAAATAATGAATTTGTACCATTTGCTGGTTATTATGAACGAGTTAAAACACTTTCTGAACTATATACAAATATTTCAGAATGGTTTGAAGAAGTTGACTAAAGGAGGTATGGAAAAATGGAACTATTTAAAACAACAGAAGAAAACATTGATAAGTTAATAAGAAAAGGGTTAGATAGTAAATCATGGATATACCATCCAGATAGGTTTACAGAGTTCTCAGCTATCTGTAGCGAGGACTTAATTATTATGAGCATCAGGGTATTATCTTCTTTATCAGAAAGGTTAGACTTGTCTGATAAATTTATTACAGATTTTATTTATCCGCTTTGTCAATATAAGGGCGAAGATATGACGGCTAACCGTTTAAAATTTATTGTTTTCGCTATTTTAAGTCTTGATAAATAATTTACTTTCTTATTAAGTTTATCACTTGCTTTTTACTTGAAAATGTGATAAACTTAAATAAGAAAATAAATAACCTTTATTTTCTTAAATGTAAAAAGCAAATTTTAAAGAAAGGAGAAAAAGAAAAGTTGACTGATACACCTATTAAATGCTCATTTAATGCTACTCAGGTAACTTTCAATCTTTATAAAAATGAAGATGGAAACGTGACTATCACACCTGAAACAGTGACAATCAACCAACGGAGACAACTACCGTACATAGAGCGTTATCTGAAAGAACGTTTTACGGGTTATCTCACTATCGAGGTAGTAGACTATGAATATAAGAGCTTTACGGCTTCTATCCCTTTCGCTACCGCCTTAGAACATGCAGAGGAACAAGCGGAAGGGGTGTAAGTAAATGGCTTTAACACCAAAAGAACGGAAGGTACAACGGGACTACTTAACAAGAAAGAAAAGAACGCTACAAAGACAGGGCGCATCTAATGCCGAGATAAAGGCTTTTATGGGTGGTCGGTGGGACTTTGCAGGAATGAGCGACAAGGCGCTAGAGAGAGCCTACAAAGAGGTAAAAGGCAAGGGTCGAACTCAAGTTTTCGGAAACCATGTCTACACTAGTGACTATGTTCAAAAGGCTAAGGCTTGGTATGGCGATAAGTTTTCAGTTGAAAAACTGACCCAAGGCTTTAGGAGTTCTCAACGATCAGATTTAAACCGCTTTCATTCAGCTAAAGAGGTTAGAGAATATCGCTCACAGCGTGACAGAGAAGCTAAAGAACGTTATATATCAGCCCTTGAAGAAATGCACTACAACACTAGAGAAGCAGGCAATAAGGCGCAAGAAAAAGCCTTTAAGCAAATGATTTCACGCATCAGGAGAATGAGTGCCAGCAACTTTGGTGCATTTCTGACGGGTGGAGCTTCTGACAAGGTTTCTTTTGATAATGTTATGGTGTTTGTAGATACAGACGGTAAAGACACAGCTTTTGAATTTCAGGATAGTTTAGCTCGTGAAATCCTTGATAATGTAGATAAGTTTTCTAAACAATTTGTGGCAGACACACGCAGGCGAAAGAAACGAGGTAAGAAGTGACTTGCTACTATGCAGGCGACTTTGAAACAACTACGAACGAGGAAGAAACAGAGGTATGGCTATCTTGTTTTGCAAAGGTGATGGACTATGACAAGTTAGAAACATTCAAGGTACATACAAGCCTAGAGGACTTTCTGAAATCGCTCTATCTTGACCTAGATAAGACTTACATCGAAACAGGGGAAGATGATTTTATCATTTTCTTTCACAACCTAAAATTTGACGGCTCTTTCTTGCTTTCATTCTTTCTGAATAATGATATTGAATGTACTTACTTTATCAATGACATGGGGGTTTGGTATTCTATTACTTTAGAATTCCCAGACTTTACGCTAACTTTCAGAGACTCCCTAAAAATCCTTAACTTTTCTATCGCTACGATGGCTGGACTTTTCAAAATGCCTATTGCAAAAGGGACAACACCCCTTCTAAAGTCAAAGCCAGATGAAATCAAACTAGAATGGATTGACTACATACATGTAGACGTTGCAATTCTTGCGCGTGGTATCTATGCTATGTATTACGAAGAAAATTTCTCAAAATATACATCAGCAAGCGAAGCGCTAACAGAATTTAAACGGATCTTCAAGAAGTCAAAAAGGAAGTTTAGAGACTTTTTCCCAATTCTAGACGAAAAGGTTGACGACTTTTGTCGAAAGGCTTACAGAGGGGGCTGGACGTTCGCAAACCCTAAAACACAGGGGCGAACACTGAAACAGCTGATAGACATCTATGACATCAATAGTATGTACCCAGCTACTATGCTCCAAAATCCCTTACCAGTCGGAATTCCTAAACGCTACAAGGGAAAACCTAAAGATATAAAAGAAGGTTACTATTATATCTATCATATTAAAGCCGATTTTGATTTAAAACGTGGCTACCTTCCAACAATACAAATCAAGCGCAAACTTGACGCTTTAAGAATTGGGGTTAGAACTAGCGATTATGTTACAACCTCAAAAAATGAGGTTATAGACCTATATTTGACTAATTTTGACCTTGATCTATTTTTGAAACATTATGATAGCTCTATCATGTATGTTGAAACACTTGAATTTCAGACAGAATCAGGCTTGTTTGATGACTATATCACTACTTACAGATACAAGAAAGAAAATGCACAGTCTCCAGCAGAGAAACAAAAAGCTAAGATTATGCTTAATAGCTTGTATGGTAAGTTTGGCGCTAAAATCATATCTGTTAAGAAACTAGCTTATCTGGACGATAAAGGTGTATTACGCTTTAAAAATGACGATGAAGAAGAAGTTCAACCCGTTTACGCACCCGTTGCGCTATTTGTTACATCTATCGCCCGTCACTTTATTATTTCAAACGCACAAGAAAACTATGATAATTTCTTATATGCTGATACAGACAGCTTGCACCTATTCCATTCTGACAGCCTTGTCCTTGATATTGATCCGTCAGAGTTCGGCAAGTGGGCGCATGAAGGTAGAGCCGTAAAGGCAAAATATTTACGCTCTAAGCTCTACATAGAAGAACTAATACAAGAAGACGGAAGCACACACCTAGACGTTAAGGGCGCAGGAATGACACCAGAAATCAAAGAAAAAATAACCTTTGATAACTTTGTTATCGGTGCAACATTTGAGGGCAAGCGTGCCAGCAAGCAGATAAAAGGGGGGGCTCTTATTTATGAAACAACCTTTAAAATCAGAGAATCAGATTATCTTATATGATACATTTGTATTAAGGGTTTATTGTTCCTTTTTCAAAAAATTATTACAAACTCAACAGGTTAAAAATAAAAAGGGTTACTACTTTCAAAAATCTAGCAATGCACCAAAAAACATCATCTTTTTAAAATCATTTTTAAAGGCTAACTATGCCTATGAAGATTTTAACTACATTATGGCGCTTTATAAATTTGTTTCAAAAGAATTTGATAAAATTTCAATCAATGCTTTTTACAATCTATGCAACTATTTAGAAGAAAAACAAATTTTTGAATTATCTTCTAATTCTCTTTATGATTGTTATGAGAAATCAAAGAACCGTCAAAACGATTTAGAGAATCTTAACACAATTATAGCACCACTAAAATTTTTAAAATCAACCAATGGAGAAAAACAAAATGGCTAAAAAACAAGCAAAACATGAAAATTTTGACACAGTTGTAGCACTAGCTACTATCACAGCGACATCTAATAAATCAGATGGCAAGTACAAGCAAAAGAAAGCTACTAAAGCGGTTTACCTTGTCCCAGCTACTGAAGAAGACACTAAAAAATTGACAGATTTTGGGCTTCAGCTTTACACACCAGACACTGAAAAAGATCCAGATGCAAAACCTTACTTTATTGTAAAAGCTACTGAAAATGTGAAAATCTTTACAAGTGAAACAGACTTTGAAGAAGTGAACTTTGGGGTATCTTATGAAGAAGTGAACCCAGAAACAGGGGAAAGCACAGTCAAGAAGACACCGAACTATAAGACAGAAATTCCTGTACACGTTGCTATCATGTTTGTAGAAGGTGGAGATAATGGAAACGACTTTTTCCGCTTGAATGCTTTGATGATGGAAGACGTGCTAACACTTGAAGAAGTGCAACCAGTCAACCCATTTGCAGGTTTGTTTGGAAAATAAAAAGCGCCTTCCAAAAGGAAAGCGCCAATTATAAAGCGTTTTTCAGGGTTTAAAAAGTCAGTTGGTTAGAATGACTTGCACCGATAAGCACCTCTTAAGGTGTAACCATCTTATCAGCACTAATTAAACCTTGAAAAGCCTTACAATTTTACTGTATCATACTTGCTTTATTTTGTCAAGTATGATATACTTTTGTTAAAAATTGAAAGGAGAAGGCTATGACCTCACAGGAATGTTTAGAAATTCTAAACAATGCAATTTCTAAAATCGGCAACGATGAAGAAATTGAGAGCCTAACTACGGACTTGATGGATATTAAGACCTTTGTGGGCGAAGTTGACTTGACTGTCTCAGTCTTAAATGAAGACGTTGAGCGCTTGAACAAGAAAAACGGGGAATTACGTTCGGCTAATAACGAACTATATCGCCGTTTAGGCGCTCAAGATGAAATCATGAAAAAGGCTAATGAAGACATGAGCGTAGTATCAGCAATCAATGCTATTATTTAATAGAAAGGAAAAAGGAAAATGAAACAATTTTCTAAATCAATTAATTGGTATCCAAACAACACTCTTGAAGCGTTGAAAGAAGAACCAGAAACCGTTGCTGAAGTGACACCACCAGCAACCATGCCAGCAGACACACCAGCGCAGGAAGTGCCAAACTACCCAGCGCAAGCCCCAGCAAGTGAAGTTGAAGGGGTAGAAATGAACATCGATCACGCAAACGTGGTAGAAGAAGGAGAAGAATAGAATGGCTAATAAAATCACTACGTTTTTATCAGGTCAAACAGGAAAACAGATTTCAAACATTGACCTATTGAACTCTATCCGGACTCGTGCAAGTGCTGACTATCAGGCAGATATTCCTGTACTTGAAGGCGCACGCATCAACCATGCAACCGTACCTTATCAGGATTTTGAAAAGCACGCAAATGAGTTTTTCAAAGCTCTTGTAAACCGCATTGGATCAACCGTTATAAAAGCCCTCACTTATGAAAATCCACTTGCTATTTTCAAGTCTGAAACCTTTGAATTCGGGGACACCTTGCAGGAAATCTATGTACATCCAGCAGAGAAGAAAACTTATGACGCTAAGTCAGACGTAAGCCCGTTCAAATTCGCTGATACGGACATCGAAGTATTCTATCACACTTTAAACAATGAAAACTACTACGAGCGCACGTTTGAGCGTGCTTGGATTCAAAAAGCCTTTGTTTCTGATATGGCTTTTGACGAGTTTGTAGATAAAATGTTTACATCTCTTCTTTCATCTGATACGCTTGACGAGTACCAAGCTATCAAGGGTGTACTTGAGAAATCACTTGCTGAAGTCGCTTACACTGACTTGACAGGTACAGCTAAGACAATTACAGTAGCAGGTACAAAGATTGATGAAAGCAAATCTGACTTTGTGGTAGACTTTAACCAATCACTCATCAATCAATCTAAACGTTTTACAATTCCAAGCCGTACGCAGTTTAACAACCCCGTTGGTGTTCCAAACATGACAGCAATTGAAGATCAATACCTAGTCATTTCTGCTGAGTTCTCAACTCACTTGGATATGTTACTTGCTAACGCTTTCAACATGGATAAAGCAAGCGTTTTGGCTCGTACTATTGTGGTAGATGATTTTGAAAAATTCACAGGCGCAGGTGTAAACAATGGGCGTAAGCCAGTTGCTTTCTTGATTTCAGCTAAATCTATCATTAACAAAGATAAATTGGTACACATGGAATCAATCCGAAACCCTCGTAACATGACTTACAACTATTTCTACCACCACCACTACTTGACAAGCCTTTCATTGTTTGAAAATATTCATTTCTGGTACACAGAGGAAGCCTAAAGGCTGATCGAGGGCGGGCAATAGCCCGCCTTTTTATAACATGAAAGGGGACTAAATGAGCTATAAAAATTATAAGCGCCATATCGGAAAGATTGAGCTAAACAAGGAAACCGTGGAGCGCAACCGTCTAGCCTTCTTTGAGTTTTATTTCAATTATTTCTATAATATCGTAGTAAATTATTTCACATGGGAGGGTTTGCCTAACGACATTGACGAGTTATTTATAGAAAGAAAGTTGATAGAAAATGGACACGTTTCATTCTTCCACGATGATATTATAGGCTTTGTGGCGCAGGGTGGAACAAGAGGGCAACGCTTAAACCACTACGACCAACCTTTAACCTATCAACCCGTCAATGCTTCTAGTGCTAACCATTTTAGACAAATGGAAATCGCTTACACTGAAAACGATTTTAGGGTTATTTCAGAACTACATATTGAAAACCCTGCTACGATTAAAAAGCCGTGTATTGTGATTCCTAACAACAACTTTTATGAGCCATACATTGGCTATCTTGAGTTATTTTGTGAGAAATTGGCGGATATTGAGCTGACTATTCAATTAAATAGAAATGCCCAGATAACCCCTTATTTTATCTTTGTAGACAATAAGAACGTGTTATCTATGAAAAATATCTTTAACAAGATTGCGAACTTTGAGCCAGTAGTTTATCTGAACAAACAGAAAGATCAAGACGGACAAGATAGCTTTAAACAGTTGTCTGACTATATCCAAGTGTTTAGAACTGATGCACCGTTTTTACTAGATAAGCTACACGATGAAAAGTTGCGTGTTATGAATCAACTACTTACCTTCATTGGTATCAATAACAACCCATCAGACAAGAAAGAGCGTCTAGTAGTATCTGAAGCTATTTCTAATAATGGGATCATTTCAGCAAATATCGAAGTCGGCTGGAAGTCACGAAGAAAAGCGGTTGATTTAATTAATAAATGTTACGGGCTAGAAATATCCGTTAAGCCAGCTGAAACCATTCAGCAATTCAATCTTGATAAAGTGGCGCTAGACATTGCAGAGCAAGGGGGTGAAGTCTTTGACCCAGAATAATACCACAGCAACCATTGCAACCTTTTTAAAGTCAAGATATAGAAATCCCATAACGGATAAACTTGACGGGTTGGCTCTTGATGAAGACGGAAATTTTTTGCACTATAACACTATTATAGACGCAACCTATAACGAGCTTTTTAAAGATATGCACCTAATCGATGGAGTTTCTGAAAATTTTAAGAAAGAATTTTGTAAGCACTTTTACAACAGGGAAATAGGACTTGAAACATTTGCACGCTTTCAGATTGCACTTGAAGAAGTCCTAAACAATGAGTGTTTCAATCTATTCAAGTATCTTGCAGAAATCAGAAACAAGACCATCAAAGAATTAAATCAATCTATGAACATTGATACAATCGGCAACCAGAAAGCAGACGGTCAAGCCTTACAGATTGCCAATACTACACCACAGGAGCGCAAGGAAATTTTATTTACTGAACGCTACGGAGTGATAGAATATGCTGACAACTTGGTGGAAAACCACCAGAAAAACAATGCTGACACAAAAAGCAATGTTTCAGGCTGGAGCGGTTCAAGTCTTGCAGAGCGCTTACAAAACAATGCAGAATTGAAAGACATTCAATTTCAGATTTTTAACATTTGCGACAAGCTATTTTTGCAAGTGTTTTAGAAAGGGTATAGATGAAAGATTTATCAAATGCTAGAATACTAAAATATGATAGTATGTTAGAAGAAATCACGCTGTTTAAGTTTCAGGATTTTGCTTATGCTGAAGATGGATTGTACTATATCCATGTAACAAGTAAACGGCTAGGCGACTTGTCCAAGTTATGGTTAAAGCTAAAGCCTATCAGTTATCATTTTGAAAGTATTGATGAAACATTCTGGACGATAAGAAAAAGCTACAAGCCTTTACTATCTACTAAAGCCCTTCTATATATCCGCTTTAAGATTGTAGGCGCTTATTATAGCTTTGAAAAGCTGAACAGTAAGAGCAAGCTCAAAGGCTTTGGCAGAGTGATAGACGATAATAACTATTTCTCACGGATTCCGCTAGTGAACGAGCTGATCCATTGGGACAACGGTGTTATCGTAACACCTAACTATCAGATGGCGCTATCAGGCTTCAAAGATGGAAAGGTGTCTATTCACGGTCATCCATTTCTGGATGATTGGGCTACTTTTAAAATCAATGTTACCAACGATAGAAAAGGAGTGCCAATAACCATCATGACAGCAGAAAGAGGGCATGAACACCTATGATAATTATCAACTTGTCTGAGACAACGGACACGCTAGAAATCGAAGTCACGGGACACGGAGAAGATACAGACCAGTCTTGCGCTCGTGTATCAACCGTTTGCGATTGTATCTATTTATTCTTAAAATCTAACATAGATGATTATGAGAAAAAAAATGGCTACACATTGCTACGGGTGTTTAAAAAACGTACTACGGTACAGGCTTTAAAAGCTATGTTAATGTACATCGTAACACTAGAGCAACTTTATAAAAATTCAATTAAGGTTATAAATAAAAAAGAGGTAAAAGAAAATGGCAAAAACAACTAAAAAAGTTCGAGGGATTCACTCTCTTATCAAATTTCAACGACATCAAGGAGTTGAGAGCTTAACAATTGAGGGCAAGCAAGAACTTGCTGACTTGTCACAAGATAAGAATGGCGACACAACCCTTATTTTAAACGCTGACAAGGACAAAGTGAATGAAGTAGCATCAAGCGTGCCATATCTTGAAATCGCTCACACAACCACAGGAACAGCACCTAATCAAAAGAAAACGGCTACTGTAAGTCAAGACCTTACACAATTCCCGTTGTCAGGTGGAAAACTTGTAACCGTTGAAAAAACGGCTGAAGGCTTAATCCTTAATGATGAAAAAGTGAAGGATCTAGTAGAAACTAAAGCCGAAGCTCTAAAGGAAGAGCTTGGAAGTGGTGCAGGTGGAACAGCTAGACCTATCACATTAAACGGCGGAGAGCTGGTAAAAGTTGACAAGTCAGGCGACACGCTAACACTAAATGACAGCAAGGTTAAAGAACTTGTAGAAACAACTAAAACAGAAATTTTAAGTAAGTTAGAATCTCCAGCTGAAACTCTCCCTAATGTGTATAATTTTTATGCTATTGAAGTTTTAAGCGCTCAGTATACTATTACAGGCGAATCACTTTCATATAGTACATTTATTATTTCAACATTGAATAAGGGACAATATGAAAATCATTTTGTCTATATTCCTTTATCATCACCAAAAACTGAAAAATTATCTGAAAATCTTATTGTCAGAATTACACCATCATCAACACATTTTACGGTTGAATTATTCTTCAAAGATAAATCAGACTTAACTATTTCAGGTGTTGATTATATGAGGAATTCTGTAACATCAAAATTAACAATTAACAATCTATCAGAAACATATTTTGATGTAAATTCTAGTTTAATACGACTAGAGGGAAACGTACCTCAACCGCTTAAACTTGAAGGCGACCATTTATAAGAAAGGATTTTAAAACATGAATCCAGAAGAATTTAGAGACGAGTTTTTTAGTAGATATCGTGGGCGGTATTCGTCTTACTGGGTGGAGCGTTGGGGGCTTATCCCCTCAATTCCTACCAGCTTTGATAATGCTAATTCAATCTATGAGCTTTTAGCATGGTTACAGCGTGCCTTTAAGCAGTTGCTTGATGATTTTGTAGCGCTTGAGAGCGAGTTTGAAGATTTCAAAAACGCTCTTACCGAGCTACTTGAAAACCTTGTACCGCTTCTAATTAAGCGCTACATGGAAAGCGCTGAAGCTGATAGATGGTTCACAGCTAAAGCTGACAAGTATTATGAACGAGTTATCAAGCCTTATATTGACGAACAAATCAGAAACTTAAAAGAAAAGATTGAACGTGATTTACAAGCTCTTGAAACCCGTATCAATGAAAAACTTGAAGTGGAAAAACAGGAGCGAATCCGTGAAATCAACAACTTAAAAGAAAAGCTGGATCAAGAAAAGCAAGCACGCTTGCAGGATAAAGAAGACTTTAAGAGACAACTCCAAGAACAAGCAACCAAAAACAATGATTTAAAAGATACATTAACAAAACTTATCTCAAATCTTGAAAAATCAGGAGCGTGGGCTGGTGGACTTAAAGGCGACTTTAAAGAAGGGCGCAACATCGCAACAGGTAATATTAATATTTTTGGTGGTACACCAGATGGCAACAGCTTTATCAGGACAAACAACGGAAGTACAGAAAATGACCTTTCAGGAGGTATTTAATGTCTTTAGAATTAAAATTTTCAACCTCTACCAATGCCAAAATAGAAAATTTTGGTATGGGTGTACCAGCTTGGACTGAAACCTATGCCAATGCGTGGCATTTCTCAGATCCTGATACAGACTACGGCTACATGACAAACGGAAATACTACTTACATTCAATACGGACACCGTGACACCTCAATCTGGGCTTCTATGCGCTTCTGGGGGGAATCCGTTGAAGTGATTGAAGAACGAGTAAACCCCGATAATTCCATTACAGCCAAAATCAGAGTAAAAGCTCTTTTCTGGTGGAGTAAACGGATAAGTTCTAATGCTGGGTATCGTGTTAATTATGATATTAAAGTAAACGGGCGAACAGTCTGGAGCTTTAGCGGTTATACAACCGATGAAGTCATTAAAAACGATGAAGTGGTTCAAGAGTTTACTGTTACAGTAGCACCTGAAGAACGCTCTAGTGCTAGTGCCTTAAATATAAACGTGACTTATCCAAACGGGGAATTTGATAACAATAACTTTTATGTGGGAATCTTCCTATATAATAATTTTAAAAAAGCGATTAAGCCGTGGGCGATCCGTAAGGGTGGAATCTTTAAGACCTTGAACCGTCAAATCGGTTTCTTCAAACAGCGTAAAGACGGCTGGAAAGATGTGAGCGGACAACCTACAAACGCAGTCGGAAAAGCCGTCAGCGCCCCTCACAGAATCAGAAAATCAGGTCAATGGCTGGGGCAAGGTCAGATAGGGCAACAATAAGGGAGGGTTTCATCCCTCCTATTTTTAAAGGAGAATCTATGCAAGAATCAACCAAGATATGGCTTTATGCTAAAAGCCCATTTAAAAATGACTATGCAAACGTCATAAACTTTGAGACAAGGGATGATATGGAGGATTTTTTTACAAAGAAGAACCCTCATATAGAAATTGTCTACGAGTATGATAAGTTTCAATATACCCAAAGAAACGGATCTATCGTTGTATCTGGTCGGGTGGAAAAATATGAAAATGTGACTTATATGCGCTTTATCAACAACGGTCGGACTTACTATGCCTTTGTCTTTGATGTCTTATATGTCAATGAAGATGCGACCCGTATTATTTACGAGGTGGACGTTTGGAACACCTACCAGCATGAACTGAAGGCGCTAAACGTCATCGGGCAAGTAGAACAGCAAACCATGCCAAACGAATTGTGGGCGCTACGAGACAGCCAGCAAGGTTTTTCCGTGGGGACTAAGTATGCAACCAGAGCTGGAGAGGTTGGGATAGATACCGAATGGCTTGTAGTTGTAGCTAAACCTACTATTAAAATGACAACCAGAGCCAATAGACCTGTTAATATGACTTTTTCAGGTATGCAAAAAACCTTTAAATACTTTTTTATCCCTGTAAGTATCCGAAAAGGATTGTCTAAACCTTTCATCTTTGGCGGTAAAAAATATGATAGTTTTGCTCTTGAAAACCTTTACAAACATTTATTTGGCTTAACTCAAAATAGTAGCACAGGTGCTAGTACAGTGAATCAGATTGTCAATATGTATTTAAGTCGTGATATTGGTGTAAAATACAAAGAGACCACAATAGGAGATAAAACCTATATAGAAATCTTATCAAAAGTTACTGGAAACGTTGCAGAGATTGGACGCAAAAGTCAGCGAAATTATAGACCTTCTACAAGCTCAAGCGGTGGAAGCTCTAGCACGTCTGAAACAGGAGACATTTCAACCGAAGAAAGCAGGGTCAGACTAGTAACACGAATTATTAAGAAGCTAGTACCAGATGCAACAGCAACAGGAATTGCTGGGATCATTGGGAATTTTTCAGCAGAAAGCAACGTTACAGCCAAGAAATACGAGGCTGACTATGCGACAGGGTACGAGTACGACAAAATGGAAGCTCTTCCAACAGCTGAAAACCTTGTCGGAAGCTGGAGCGCTTTTGCTGGATTGTACACTATTTCACTAAATGAAGCTGGTTATAGAGGTTCAGACGGTCAGCACTGGATAGGTATGGGTATTGGACAGTGGACGGGCCCAAGGTGTGAACACCTTATCGCCTATGCTAAAGAAAAAGGGAAATCCGTTTGGGACTTTAACCTACAATTTCAGTTTATGAATGAAGAAAGCAGATCGGATACCTTCAGACGTGTAGCTAGTTCTTCAGCAAGTGCAAGCGAAAATGCTAGTGATTTCATGAATAACTGGGAAGGTGTAGCATATAAAGAAGCTGAACGAATTGAGCAAGCGAATGCTTGGCTTTCAACAGTTCAAGATGAGTTAGGAAAGGTATAGGATATGACAGAAGCAACACAAACACTAAAAGCCCTTAATGAAATAAAATCAAGGGTAGGGACTAGTGTAGGTAACGGTCAGTGCTACGGGTTAGTGGCACTATATTCACAGCTTTTGGGTGGTTGTAATATTGGTGGTGGTATCAACACCCCAAACCCTGATGGCAATGGGCGACAAGCCAGCGGAAGCGATACACAAAGGGGAATGAGTGCCAGCAACCTTGGTGGCGATTATAACTGGGACGCTGTAGGCTGGAAAGTACGCTTTGACCCTTCTTTTTCTGATTTAAGGGTGGGTTGTATCGTAAACTATAAGCCAACTAACAACAATATCTGGGGGCATACATCCGTTATTTCAGCAGTTCATAGTTCAAGCTATGACGTTATTGAGCAAAACTATGCTTGGAGCGGATACACCACGGAAAGAACAGGTATAGACACAGTAGATAACATTGAAAGTATTATCTACCCACCTGAAATTGTAGCTGGTGGAGACATCGGAGAAATCACAGGCAACACTGGAGATAGACAGATAGGAAACGGGGACTACACCAGAACAGCCTTTGACGTAGAAGCTCTTCTAATAGAAGTAGATGGATTCTTTGACTATCGCCCCAACGTTTATGAAATCCCTAACTTGTTAGAAATTGCACATACACAGATACAAGATAGCTTGCGAGCTTACACAGGAAAAACTGATCTAGAAATAGAAGTACAACTATTAAACAGTGAATTTACTGAAATAGAATTGTATGATATTTACGGTAATAGCTATGTATATCAACCGCAGTACCTACCACGAACCATTGACACGGATCACAAGTATAAAGTTATTGTAAATGGCAGTCTTGGAGACAATAACCAAGTTCATATTAACTTTTTAGAGTATAACAACGCTAACAGCTTGAGCTATGCGGATAAGAATATTTTAGAAAACATTGATACGAGATTATGGGCAGAATACAATCCTGAACATTTCAAGTATGGTCTTAATGATGTTACAGGTAAGAGCATTGCTATTTTAAACGATGCTGAAGCTAGTTATATTCAGACCCATAAAAACCAGATGGAACACACTCAACTGACCTTTAAAGAAAACAGAGAAATGTTAAAACAAAGCGTTGACCTATCGAATAAACAGGTAGCAACAGCTAACTCACAAGCCAGCTATAACGCTCAATATGCCGTGGATACAGCTAACATCAATCAATGGACAGAGGGCGCTAGTGGAGTTCTAAACGTTGCAGGGAACTTAGTAAGCGGAAATCTGGGAGGTGCTCTAAGTGGTTTGGCTTCTGGTGGTATGAAAGTATTTAATGCAAACCGTGAATACAATAATAAACTAGTAGAACAAGGTTTCACAGATGCAAACAATGCCTTGAAATCGCAATCTAATGCCCTTAACAATATGAAAGCAAAAATAGCCCTAGATCAATCTATCAGAGCTTACAACGCAAGCATGGCAGACTTACAAAATCAACCTATCAGCGTGCAACAGATAGGAAATGATTTATCGTTCCAAAGCGGACATTTATTGACAGACGTATTCTGGAAAGTATCAATAGCACAAAAAGAAATCTTGAACCGAGCAAACGAGTACATCAAATGCTACGGGGTACTTGTCAACGTGTTTTCTAATAATGCTTTAAGCGTAATGAAAGCTAGAAAGCGGTTTAACTATATCAAGATGATAAATGTAAACCTTGGAAACCTAAGAGCCAATCAATCACACATGAATGCCATTCAAGCTATTTTTCAGTCTGGTGTTAGAATCTGGAATTATTCAGCCAATAAAGATGACAAGATTTTGTTTGACATCAAGAAAAACAATCCGAATTTTTAAAAGTATGATATAATGAAATAGAAAGGAGTGGTTTCTATCGAAGAACAAGAAAAATGGTACAACCCGCAAAAAATGTTAAGCTATAATCAGTATCTTAATTTTGTTATCGGTGGGCGAGGTATCGGGAAAACCTTTGCACTCAAAAAGTATCTACTCAAGCGCTTTATAGATAAAGGAGAACAGTTTATCTATTTAAGGCGGAATAAGTCAGAGCTAGACCGAATAGATAAAGACAAGTTTTTTACTACGGAATTGCTCAAACAAGTTTTTACCAATTTTGAAGTGATTGACAGTGATGCCAGCAAGATTCATACTAAAATTATTTTCAGAGCTGACAACATGGACGAGGAAGAAAATATTCTAGTTTTGTCTTCTACTAAAATTATCCTAAACGGAAAAATAGTCTGTTATCTAAAGAGTCTTTCTACATGGGTAGACTTGAAAGGATCAGAATATGATGAAGTTATGAGTATTCTCTATGATGAAGTTCTAATAGATGTTACTAGTAAAAAACGCTATCTGGACAACGAAGTAGAAGCTCTACTAAACTTTATCTTTTCTGTTTTTCGTAGGCGTGACGGTTGCCATGCCTACCTGCTATCAAATGCAAGTAATTTCAACAATCCCTATTTCGCATTTCTGAAGTTTTATGACGATAGCGGAAAGCGCTTTTACAACATGAAACAATATGCTACACTTATAGAATTTCCTCCACATTCAGCTTTCCAGACAGATGAAGAAAAAGAAAGCGGATTCTATAAGTTATTGAGCAAATCAAACATTTATGAAAGCGTTGCAAACAATGAATTTCAGATAAAGAATGACAAAAATATAGCGAAAATTAAGGGCTTAAAATCCAGACTTTATAGCTTCTATTGTGATGGTACTTTCTTGACGGGGTATTATATCGATAATATGGTATATATTGCCAAGGGATACGATAAGAACTTAACCGCTTATTGCTTGGAAGTTGAACAGGTAGAAGATGGGTTTGTATACTTGAACAAGTCTAGCGCTTTAGGAAAGACCATAAGAAATCTTTATCTAAAAAATATGCTCATATATGAGGATTTAGAAACAAAAAACAAATTTTTAGAGGTTATCAATCATGTTATATAATATAATGTTAAACGTTGCACAAAGTGACTACATCACTTTTCTTTTTATCTTGATCCTGTTTGATTTTATAACGGGGTTTCTCAAGGCTTGGAAGTGGAAAGTCACGGATAGCTGGACAGGTTTAAAAGGGGTTATTAAACACACCTGCACATTTATTTTTTACTACTTTGTAGCCGTATTTTTATTTTACATTCAGGCAATGGCAATCGGTCAAATCCTGCTTATTATCATTAACTTATACTATGTACTTTCTATCATGGAAAATCTTGGTGTAATGGGTGTATTTATTCCTAAATTTATGACTGCAAGGGTGCAGGCTGAACTACAAAAATATACAGCGCAGTTGGATTCAGGAAAAGAATTACTAGAAGAATTTAAAGGAGAAAAGAAATAATGCTCAAGAAAAATGATTTATTTGTAGATGTTGCAAGCCATCAGGGGTACGACATTTCAGGAATTTTGGAAGAAGCAGGAACAACAACCACAATTATTAAAGTATCAGAAAGTACAAGCTATTTAAACCCTTGCTTGTCTGCTCAAGTTAGTCAGTCAAACCCTGTAGGATTCTATCATTTTGCTTGGTTTGGTGGAAATGAAGAAGAAGCAGAAGCAGAAGCACGCTATTTCCTTGCTAACGTACCTACACAAGTTAAATACCTTGTCTTGGATTATGAGGATCATGCAAGTGCAAGCGTACAAAGAAACACCACAGCATGTTTACGCTTTATGCAAATTATCGCAGACGCTGGATATACACCAATTTATTATAGTTACAAACCGTTTACGCTTGATAATGTGGACTATCAGCAGATTTTAGCCCAATTCCCTAATTCTCTATGGATTGCAGGCTATGGTTTAAACGATGGTACAGCTAACTTTGAATATTTCCCAAGCATGGACGGGATAAGATGGTGGCAATACTCAAGCAATCCGTTTGATAAAAATATAGTGCTATTGGACGATGAAGAACAAGATAATGTAAGCAGTGAAAACAATCTAAAAAGCCTTACAACCGTAGCCAATGAAGTTATTCAAGGGGTTTGGGGCAACGGCGAAGAACGCTATAATAGTTTAGCAAATGCAGGATATGACCCTCAAGCAGTTCAAGACAAGGTAAATGAAATCTTAAACGTTGGAGAAGTTGCAGACCTTACAACCGTAGCCAATGAAGTTATTCAAGGGGTTTGGGGCAACGGCGAAGAACGCTATAATAGTTTAGCAAATGCAGGATATGACCCTCAAGCAGTTCAAGACAAGGTAAATGAAATGCTTTCATAACAAATAAAAGCTAGTAGAAAGTTTCTACTAGCTGTTTTTATATTCTGCTATAATCTTATAAGCGTCTTCGTCTGGATTGTCCAGAGCTATAGAGCAGATGGCAGACAGTACGCTGTTCATCTGATTGTATTTCTGTAAATAGTGATTTTCTAGTTGTTTCTGATTGCTAATATGTTTTTCATAACCAGATAGTGAAAAAGAGTGATGCAAGCTGATAAGTTGCTGAACTAGTCTAGCTTTATCCAAACCGTCTGGATAGGCTTTAATGAATTGTGAAAGCGCTACCAGATACCGCTCAAATGAATGTAAGATAATTTCATCAATCGTAATTAAACCCCTTACGCTTTTAGCTGATAGTGAAAGTAAACTATCCGATAATAGTCTTAATTCTGTTTCATATTGTAAGCGCTTTTCTTGCTCTTCTAAGCGTGTATTATCGTTCATAGTATTAACCCCCTACATTCTCTAAATAGCTTACCACACGCAAAATAGAAGCCGTGTTGCTATCGTTTTCTCTCTTTAGCTTGCTGATGGTTGTTTGTTGTTGCTCAATCTGTTTCTGTTGCTTAAACATGGTATAAGTCAATAGTGATAGAATCACTAGAAAGCCAAGAATAACAAGGTTGCAGAAAGCAAACCACCAGAACCAAAAGCGCCCTTTTTTATTTAATTTGTTGTATGATTGTTTCATTTTTAATACCTTAAATAATATAATTCCCTTTCAGTAGATAAATAAGTTACTTGTAAACTTCCTTTATAAGCCGTAGAGCCATCTGGTTGATAGTGTATGTCTACATCATACAAATCATAATAAGTAGGCTCAAAGCCTTCTATATCCTCAAATATAGGTTTTAAGCGACTAATAGCATACTCAAGAGAAATGACTGGAAAGCCATCAAAATGGTATTGCTTGACTATCTTTCTAGCTCTTTCCACCTCAGTTGGAAAAATTCGATCTAAATCTTTCATCTTAGTCCCTCCTTTCCTAAATACTCATAAACTCCTTTATCCTCGTTAAAAAACAAGATATAAGCTGGATTGACATTAAAACCTAACTCCATCTTCAAGCGTGCTAGAATAGTTTTATAGTCTCTTGCCGAACTTTTAGTAAATTTTAAATTTACAATGTTTTCAGCTCGTTTATTGTCCAAGTCGTAGCGATGAAAATTGCTAGGGTTTGGTGCATATTTAGCCCAATTATAAACCAATTTAAAAGTGATTGTTTTCATGTCCTTACTCCTTCTATTTAGTAGTCTCTATTTCTAGCACTTCGTAAAAATAAATGTTGGCAAAATGCTTAGCATTATAATACTCAATGTATTCTCTAATAACTGATCCATATCTCCGACGGCTTGGAATTGTTAGTTCTATAATAAACTCGCTTAAATCTCCGTTTAGTCTTTCCTTAAACATTTTTACTCTTGCTTTCTTCATTTTTTCTTACTCCTTTATTTCTTATTGTAACCATTATATCATTTACAAAAACTCTTGTCAAGTGTTTTTGTAAAATATTTTTAAATTATTTTTAGAAATATTTTTATCTCATTTCTAACTATAACCATTATATCACTTTTAGAAATATTGTCAAGCGATTTTTAAAAATATTTTTA